CCATTCATGAAGCTTACAGAAAATTTAATTAATAAAATGAAACCTACTTATATTTTGAATAAGTGTTCATTTCAAGATTTACAAACTGATCTAGTTACATATTTAACTGCAAGATTAGATAAATTTAAACCAAATGCTGGTAAATCATATTCATATTATACTCGAACATCATTTAATTATCTTATTGCTGAAAATCAAAAAGCATATGTAAAAGTAAAACAAAATAGAGAACCTATTGATTTAGATGAGCAAAGAAATATTCCAACAGAAATACATAACACTGATATGCAAGAAATTATAAAGTATTTCATGGATGAGTTTGTTGAATATTGTTATGACAATTTAAATTATATATTTTCAAATCCAACCGATATACATGTAGCAGATTCGGTATTACATTTATTCGAACAAAGAATTAATATTGAAGACTTTAATAAAAAGGCTCTTTATATCTTTATCAGAGAAAGAACCGGCCTTCCAACCACAAACGTAACCCGAGTCGTAAAAACATTAAAAAACCTATACGAAACAAAATTTCGTGAATATGCTAATACTGAGTTCATGAATTTGCCTTTTTAATATTTATTATTAAAGGACATGTATGGATCGAAATGATGAAATATTCAAAGGTACCAGTTTTGCTGACCTTATGCATGATGTTTATCACAATTCCAAAAAGAAGGATAGACAGATAAATCAACTCATATCTCAGTTACAACCACTAATAAAAAATGCATCAGATGCTACTATTATAGTACCACTTATTAAAGAGTATTTAGACGTAGCAGTTAAGAATGATGATCACCTAGTTAAATTAACCGCAATTGTACAGCGATATATATCAACTACACAAACAATTACTGGTGCTGATTCTTTGCTTTCAGATGAAGAAAAGCAGCAATTGATTAATATAGCACAATCAACATTAACTCATGAACTAGAAGATGAGATTGAAAAGATTGAAGAAGAAGACCGAGAAATAAAACAAAAGATTGAAGCTGCAAAATCTAAAATAAAGGATAGTAATGCCACATCATGATGGTTTATTTGATACGGTAATATATGTAGCCGAAGTCATGAAAAAGACTAGTCCCGGTAACACATATAAAAGAAATAGTGATGTACTATATCCTGCTGGTAAACGCATGACTATTAATCAGGAAACAGGCACACAAGAAAAAACAAGAATATCTAGTGCTGATATGTTGTTTGGTATTGATGTGCAATACAAATTAAATGGTCGTTTAAAATTTATAGAAAACGTAAAACCAATCAATTCTAATATTAAACAAATCCCAATATCAGGTGAGTCAGTTTTAATATTTCAATCATTAAGTCATGAATCTACATTAAAAGAATCATATCCACAATGGTATTACATGTTACCAATGGCGTTGAGTTCGAATACTAATAGTAATATATTACCGACTGTTGGTGAATTAGAATTTGATACTGAATTTGAAGAATCTAAAGTATCTCCATTACAACCATATCGTGGTGATTTTATGCTCGAAGGAAGATATGGTAATAGTATACGATTTGGTAGCACTGTAGATTTTAAAAATAATTATTCCGAACCAGGTAAATGGCGTGGTAATAATATTGGTGATCCTATACTTGTTTTGTCTAATGGAAGAAAATATAAAGAAGACAAAGACTTTGTTACTGAAGATATTAATACTGATCAATCTTCTTTATATTTAACAAGCACACAAAAGCTACCATTAGTACTGGGAAACAAAGATCAACCTAATTCATTAACAGGGTGTGTAACTACAAGCGGTAATGAAACTAATTACGTTGGATCACAATTATTAGGTGTGTCTGATCGTGTTATATTAAAAGCTCGAAAAGACTTAGCAGTTATCGATTCGCCGTTAGGTATAATTTTAAATTCTACTGGAGCAATAAAATTAGGAAGTGAAGAAGCTTCAGAAAGTATGGTTCATGGAGAAGTATTATTAGAAGTTTTACAGAGTATAATAAATCAATTAAACACCATGGTGCAATGTGGTTCATCTACTGGTACATTTATTAATCTTTCATATGTTAACAAAGCACAGAAACAGTTACAAGACTTATTAAGTTCAAAATATAAAATGGAATTTAAACCAAATAAATAGGATTATATTATGTCAATCATACCACCACTCGATCGTCTAACAAAAGCACCATCATTTGGTGTGGATAAAATACAACAACAATTTAATGATATATTGGATTTAGTTGTAGACCAAACTAATCAAACAATTAAAGATTCAGTAAAACTTCCAACCAATGTTAAATGTGATGACCCTAGAGTTCAAAACATAAAACAAAATTTAGAAAATATACAATCATTAATTACACAAGTTCAACAAAATATTCCTAAAATACAAAGTGCAATAACTGCAGTAAATACAATTGTATCAACCGCACAGGGGATTAATGCAGCAATTGCAGCTGCTCAATTATCTAACCCAGTAACGGCTGCTTTATTTATATCATTGCAAACTCAAGCTATACAAAATCAATTAATTGTTAATGCAGTCGAAGCAGTAAAACCATTACAATCATTGCCTACTCAAATTGAATCTAAAATACTAACATTAGTACCAGTATTAATTACTGCAATATCAAAATTAAATACAGTATGTGGCGATAGTGATATTGAATTAAATATACCTAATATATCAACAGAATCAACAGTTACTGATTATAACGATTTAGTACCAACTGAATTCTATAATGAATCAAATGTTTCTGAAACTGATTTAACACAAAGATCAGATTCAATTGAACAATTGGTTGAACAACAACGGAACTTATTGACATCATTGCAAGAAGCACCAAGTCAAGTTTATAAACAAGAAGGAAATCCACCACCAGAATTAGGTAAGATTGGAGATTATTATTTAAATACATCTAACAATGTATCATATGGTCCTAAGATAACCGATACCGATTGGGGAAATCCTTTAAATTAACATTATACATATTTATAATAAAAAAGAATACACATGGAATCTAAAGCACTTGTAAAAGCCCTAAAAACAGCCGTACGAGAGGTTATTAAAGAAGAATTATCAGAAATTCTTCGAGAAGGATTACATTCAACGGTTACAGAATTACAAACAGAATCGGTTGAGAGTAAACCAGCTCCAATTAAAAAAACTAAAAGTAAATCATTATATGCGGATAATAAGTTTGCTAATATATTAAATGAAACAGATCCTTTGCGAGAAGAAGGAGTACCTAGTTACGGAGATTTAATGCAAGAAGGAATGGATAATATGTCATTTACTTCGAATGATGCTCAAGGATTTGGTATGATGCGAAGTGGTAATGCTGCTACACAAATAATGGAAGATCCTGAGTCAGGAAAAAATATGCAAGTTGATCCGGTAGTTGCAAAGGCAATGAATCGTGATTATAGAGGATTAATGAAAGCAATGGATAAAAAGAAAAATAAAGGCTTTGCACTATAATGGCATATCGTATACAAACAGTTAATGATACAACGATAAAATCTGAAATTGGATTAGGTGTAGACCTGTCATTCGGTAATCCGGGTGTATTTAAAACATTGTATACGACAAATGATCAAGCTAAAGCTAATATTAGAAATTTATTGTTAACAAGAAAAGGTGAACGATACAATCTGATTAATTTTGGTACTAATTTATTAAGTATAGTATTTCAGCCTAGTACTCCTGATATTAAAGAGTTAATCAATTTAGAAATTAACGAAGCATTGAGTTCTTGGTTACCATATATTGTAGTACAAGATTTAGAAATATTAACTGTAGAAGACGATCCGACTTTATTGCACACTATTAAAATAACATTAAAATACACCGTTGATGGATTTAATACTGATGCTATTACGATAACTGCTAGTGAAGATTCATCTACCATAACAATAGATTAATTATGAATGTAAATAAAGACATAACGTATATAAATAAAGATTTTGGTCAATTTCGTAAAAATCTAATAGACTTTACTAAACAATACTTTCCGGATTCATATACTGATTTTAATGAATCATCTCCTGGAATGTTGTTTATGGAAATGGCTTCATATGTTGGTGATGTATTATCATATTATGCAGATAATAACATAAAAGAATCATTATTAGAACAAGCAACAGAACGTAGTAATATATTTGATATTGCAAAAGAATTAGGATATGCACCTAAAAATGCAATTCC